ATTTGATGATGTTTCCTTGCAGGTAGTATTCAAACCCGTCACCTGTCGCCGCCGCGATTGCGTCAACGCATTCGATACCTGCTTGATTGTAGTGTGGCGGACTATTGACATTGTCCACTCCTGTCGGTGGATTGTTCTCCCCGTAGTTCCCGTATTCGTCGAAGCCCCGCTTCTTCATATAGTCTTCGTGTCTCATCGTTCATCACCGCTGCCTTGTAACTTATCACGGTTCTTACGATCTTCTAGCTTACGCAAGTTCATATATGCAATCTCTTCTAAGCTATAGCCTAAGTCCCGCGCTAATACTGCAACGTACCATAGCACGTCGCCTAGTTCTTTGGCAATATGATTTTTATAAAATAATTCTGGCTGACCGTCGCGGATAATCTTTTTTACTTTGTCGGCGACCTCACCAGCTTCCCCCGCAAGACCCAATGCTGGGTATACAATAGCATACTGTTCTGGGTAGATGGCAGTATCTTCTGCCCTAATTTGATACTCATCTAGTTTCATTATCCAAATCCAACTCTACTTTTATGTTAAAGGCCATACTCCACCGTTCTTCATCAGATTCTCTACGACTTGGCATTACGCTGTGCATAGCATAAGCAGGAAATATAGCAAGATGTTTTTCTCTTGCATGGTAGTCAAGGTAAGGCGTCATGTTGTGGTGTTTACATATATCTCGAAAAAATTTAACTGCAAATTTAGAGTGGTGTGCAGGATCATCTATCCTAAGTGGACCAGCGTCTTTAGGTACTTTAAGGTAATACACGCAAGCAAAATCTATGTCATCACCTATATGATGATGGGTCATATTGAATTGATAGAGTTTGTTAACATTTAACCAAAAGTTTATTATTGTAATTTTTACTTTTCCAGTAAACTGGAAAGCATTTAGATAATCTACCATAGAGGATTCCACAAACTCGCCAATACCTTCTTTTAGATATTTAATATCTAGGTTATTGGATTGCCAACCCCCTATATTAGACACTTGGCGTCCATCTCCATGTTCGTTACGAATATCTTCAACAGCGTCGTACAACCTTTTATGACTGTTATTATCCTCGTTTTTATACTCCCCAAATGCAGTGGGAAACAAAGGTAACAAACTTACTCTCATTGCTTCGTTCCAAAATCTACCTTAACTACATTCCCTTCAACTGCCTTGACCAGCTTCGGATCATCGATGCCCTCTTCTTCTAGCATCTCCTGCCCGACCAACTGGAACTGGATAGCAGCGACACCCCTATCGTATATGTCGTCTGTATGTACCCGTATCATGTCCAACGCACCCTGCTGAATGATCATAGCAGAATCATAGTCCTCATCTTCCTCGTAGGTTTTACCAGTCGTATCGTACGCTGACAGGCAAAACTCATTGTCACCAGTTGACCGCAAGATAATATAGTAGCGATCAGGAAGAAGCGACATGGCTTCTATATTTACATCGGGATCATTTATATCTGTCATTTTTTATACCAATCTGTTGGGATAGAACCTTCAGCCCATTCGAAGCCGTGCCTTTCACACCAAGCAGCATACGATGTTTTGCTACCCTTGTAAATCTTATTCGACGCCCTCAAGAAAACAAACCGGATATCAAGCTTCGGATGCTGTTTCTTTACCAGCAACATCTTTACCCTGTCATCTTTTGTGAGGTGACCTTTAGCTTCTACATAGATATCAGATTCCTCTAAGTAAAAATCTGGTGTATAGTTGCGCGGTTCAGGTATATATTGAAACTTTGTTTCTTCGTACTTAAATGCAACATTATTGTCTGTTAAAGTTCGTGCCAAGTTTAATTCAAACTGCGAACGGTATCCTGCTTTTTTCAAAATTCTAATCCTATCGACTGAAATCTTTTTATCAGATACCCTGCCAGTTTGGGGGATAGTCTTTCTATATTTGTAAGTTCTGTTGTTAAAGGGTGCATCGGCACACATACATAGGCTCCCGCGTAAGATATACGACTGATCTTTTGCAATTCTTCTTCTACAGTTTTTATGTCCCGCGCTTCAGTATCAGCTTGTAGCTTTCCTTCCTTGCTATAGTTTTCGACAAGGGTGAGAGGTAGGCCGTTCTCGTGAATACGCATCTGGCATACCCGTCTTTCCCCGCCACTTTTTTTCGCAGACTCGATATAGATGTGATACAAGCTTTTATTCATGTGCATCAAATCTACCTCATAGTTTTTAACGAACAAGTATGGCATCAGAGTTCTTTCTTCTTCAAGGAAGAGTACCAGACTTGAGGTGGATTCTTTGCCCGTGATGTAACCCTGTCATGCAAAACAGCGTTAGGCCAGCAATGATGCCGATACCCACACAGGTTGCACTGGCGGGGTAGAAGCTTGTTTCCGGTACTGACGATCTGTCCGTTACGCTTGTAAGTCTCTGGCTCTGCCTTAAACGGCTTAAACGGTTTTACACGCGGGTCTGTAAGAAACTTGACACGCTCTGCTGCATCCAACAGATATGCATCTTTGTCATCTTGTGACCAGTCAGGTACCTCAACTACAGCTACCTGTCCGCTAGATTTGTTGACAACGATCCAGCCGCCGAAAGGTAAACCGGCTGCTTCACTATACAGAAACCCTTGCATCAGATAACCAAACGGGTCATCTTCTTTTAGCTTATCGTATCCACCAAGACCTGTGAACTTGTAATTAAACGCCCAATCACTTGCTGATTTAATATCCCAAACTTTGTCCTGACCGGTTTCGTCCTTAATGATAACATCTAGGGTTCCCTTCACAGTAACCCCTGCAATTTCTAGTTCTACTTGTTTTTGGTAATCAACGATTTCAATTCCGGCTTCCCGCATAACCAGCATCATTGCTGCTTCTGTCAAGTCGCCAAATAAAAAGCGGAACAGGGAATTGTATTCCATCTCTTCTTTAATGCCGTGTTTGTCCAGTACCTGTTGGCACAATGGACGACCCAAACCGGACATCCGAAGACGGAACTCTCCCTGTTCCCGCGTCATTTGTTTGTGTGCTGCCTCATTACATTCGTCAGCAAACTTAGATAGGTTAGACAGGGAGACTGTTACATCTCCCTGCCCTGCCTTCGAAAGGAAGTCTTGTATTTTAAGCAGCGTTAGCATTATCGAAGTCCGATGCTAAATCGATGTCATCATCATCAGCAACCAACTTCATTGCTTCACGATGCTGGTTCATCACACTTTCGTTGTGACCCTTCACAGTTTCAGCGAACATGCCCATCAGTTCCTTGTCGCCTTCTGTGATGTCCACCACTGATTTGAGAGTAGGCACAGGTGTCCAGAAGGTCACGCTGCCATTCTTGTGGCGGTGGGTAGTCAACGAAACCTCGCACTTTTGCATCAGCTTCTTCTGTTTAGTCAAGCCAACGATGAAGTCATTGATCGGCTTAAAGCCAGACCGCTTAAAGTAAGCGACTACAGGCTGGGCTTCGACCACAACTTCTTTGCCGTCAGCATCTTTGAATGTACCAGAAATCTTGCCGTAGATTACCTGATTACAAACGACTGCCCGTGAATTGAGGTAGGCAATGTCGTCTTTCGGAAGACGGTCTTCTTCGTCACGGGTGAGGCGACCACATTTGTTGCCGCCTGTAGTGTCTGGGAACATGCCCGAAAGCGTCGGTTTCTGTACCGACTTTGACGAGAAGGTTCCACTCTCCTGATCCCACACACTGTATTCAAAGGTGCGAAGGATTGGCTGCACGACCACTTCATCTGCATAGATAAAGCGACCATCAAGGTACATCTTCCACGATCCACGAGGAAGGGACTTACCATCCTCTGTCTCTGCATCGTAGTTGATGTTTAGGCGTGGTAGACCGACTTGACCACTGGTCTTGCCGCCTTGTCCACTTGCTTCCATCAACGCATCTGTATCGTCCGCGTTGAAGGCTTCTACGAGTTTGTCCAAATCGTTAAGTTCTACTAGATCATTCCCTGTCATTTCTTTCTCCAATTTTTAGGGTTGCAGATCAATACTACAGTTCTACTTCGGTCAAGTCAAGCCAATTTTTTCCGATCTTTAATTCGATTCCAACTGGCATATCATATTCTATACCGTAGCGATTTATAGTCTCTTCAGGTAAACTCTTCATAGCATAAGCTAACAGCCCAATGCAAGCCTCTTTTTCATCTGGATGTACATCAAGCACGATGGAATCATGTACAGTGTTGCAGATTACAGAAAACATTTTTCTCGCTCTCATAGCATTGTCGAGGCGAACTAAGGCCGTCGGCAACAGGTCAGCGGTAGCAAATCCCTGCACCGGATAGTTACAGATTGCAGTCCGGTTTGTGGCTGTACCCCACTCTGTCCACCGCGCATGAGGAAAAGCATATTGTCTGCCGCTTGGAAGGGTGATTACTCGCTTCTGGACGGCCTCTCGCTGCAAGTCCTCGTGCCAAGCAGTGACACCTTCATACTTATCCTTAAACGCCCTGTAGTAGCGTTGTTGGGCGTCTGTGCCGGTAACGCCGCCGTACAGCGGTTTGAAGGTGTGTGCCTTTGCTTCTTGACGACTACAACCGATGATGCTGGCAGTATAGCTGTGAACATCTGTACCGTCCTTCACATCAATGTAGGCTTGTGCATCTTTGGCAAGGAAACCAGCGACACGAAACTCTAGTTGCGAGTAATCCCCTTCAAGTATAAAGCCACCCTCGAAGCGGCTCTCGACAACCTTCCGTATAGCGAAGGTATTTCCACGTGGCATATTCTGAAAGTTAGGATTCCTACTCGAAAGGCGACCCGTCGCCGTAACACACTGCATGAATTCTGGATGTATAAAACCATTCTCGTCAACATTGTTTTTCATTCCTTCCACAAAGGTTGACAGGTAAGTACGCAACGCACTGTAGCGTACATAGCTGGTGACAAACTCACGGGCATCACCAGATAAATCAGTCAGTCGGTTTTCTAAGGTAACTTTGTCTGTCTTGAACCCAGCCGATGCGGTATCCATCGGGTCACGAGGGACAAGCTTAAACCCTGCAACCTCGCCGGTAGGTACATATATGACGCCGGTACCGCTGCACGGCTTGCACACACGAACAGCTTTTCCTACCGAACCGTCCTTACGCAAAGGGCTGTACCGGCCTTCACCACGACAGTCCGTACACTGATGACCCTGTGTCTTCTGGACAACATCCGTCATGTTGCGGACGGTCTTTGCAAACTCGTTGCGCTTCATACGGGTGCGGAGTTTTGGCTTCATAGTTGAACCCCGCATCTCATGCCCTAGATTAAACACCCGCGACCACGCTGGCTTGTCTTTGACACGGCGGGAATAAAGCAACACGCTGCGATCATCAGGGCTGGACAGATTAACAGGGGTGTCCCCCATAGCTTGCCGTGCCAGTTCGTTTAGGCGCACCTCTAGGGTGTCCAATTCTTCTTGATATTCTTTCTCGATTTGATCTAAGGTTTCTAGGTTGATCTTGAGGCCGCGCTGTTCTATACGCGCAAGCACATCAGTCATTTCAAGCGACAGCCGTAGTGTCGGTAATAAAGTCCGTTCCATTGTATAATTCCTCAAAGGTAGTGCCAAAGGCTTCTAGCTGTTTAACAGCAATCTCTTCTGTAGCAAGGACATCAGCCTTGCCATACTCTTCTACTATCTCCCACGGTATGTCGTAGAAGGTCTTACCGCTTTTGAGATACGGCGCAACAAGGTCTTTCTCTTTGCGGGTAACATCATACTTTTCTGCAAGAGAAGCAAGTCCAAGAGGCCAACGCTGCGCTTTGGCAAGTATATATTCAGCCACCATCGTATCAAAGATTTTACCGTCGTAAACAAATCCGCATTCCCGTATCCAAGATAGATCAAACTTTATGTTTTGTCCAATGACCATATCAGCATCCTTCAAACATTGCTGAAAGGATGAGAAGGCATAGTCATCCGGTTTCTTCTCGCTATGGTAGAAGCAGTGGTAGAACACTGTCGTCATACCAAGCCACTTGTAACCGACAGAAACAAGTCGGTTTCCAAAATACGGTAGGGCAGTAGTGCCACCGCTTTCTTTTTCTATGTGGGTTGTTTCCACATCAAAGGTCAGTACATTCATTTTTATCTTCCTAGTATTCCAGCTAACAGATACAGTGCAACTGCAAAAGCTACGAGGCTTGTACCCTCGTTAACCAGCAGCCACAAACCAAGATAGAAACTAAGCAGGAAGCCCATTAGTAGTACACCCCGCGCTCAATGTCAATCTGCCCGTTGATCATACCGTGCCACCCGTTCAGCTTATTCTTAGATATGCAGATGTGGCGGACAGTATTCTCGACCTCACTAGAACCGGTCTTGCCGATACCGATGATGATGTCGGCTTCACCAGCCTTACCTGTTCGTGAATTGTCCAGCATCGAATAGTCAATCCACTGCCGGTCATGTGCTTCGTAGCTTGCCTGACTAACAGCCCAGAGCAAAAGTCTGTTACGCTTGGCAATCTCACGGGCAACGACATAAGTTTCCTTGAGACGTTCATCTCCACGATTATATTCGCCGGAGATGCGGAACTTGTCTAGCTGGTCACAGAACATAACGTCAGGTTTGTTTAGCTTGGCGTATTCATCTACCTCTTCTACAGAGGTACCAACAGAATCCATGATGGTCAGCAGCGGCACAATCTCTTCTTGATACCGGCGACCAAGATTCACCTTATCCGCCACCATCTCTTCCCGTGTCAGGCAGAAATAGGACTGGATGATACGCAGCTTAATCTTAGGGGCTGGCTCTTCGTTAGCCCAATAAGTTACCTTAAATCCCTGCTTGATGTACGATGCCGCAAGAAAACAGCAGAAGGTTGTTTTGCCCACTTCCGGTCTTGCAAACAGGATGCCTAGATTGCCACGATCTAACCCGCCGACATTCTCACTGATTAGATCGTAAGTGAAAGGGAAATCTGGTTCACCTGCCTCATCTTCCAAAAGCTGTTCGAAATCTTGTTCCACCTTCGAATATGTAGTCTTGTCGCTGATGCGCCCATCTTCCACCGTTTCGATGAGGCGGCGTAACTCGCCAAACTCTTCACTGTCACCGGTAAAGATTTCAATTGCCTTTTCCCCGATTACCCGCGCACGATCCCGCAACCAGAAATTGTGTACCAAATCTAGGTGCAAATCAAAATTGTCTGGGTTGCCGATGTCTAAGGTGGCAATGGTATCATGTACCTTGTTTCGTGTCGCTTCCGGCATAGCTGGATTGCGGTCATTAAACAAGCTAGATAATTCTGTGATCGTCAGGTCTTTGCCATACTTGGTGTGGGCATATGTCAGGGTGTCGAATATGTCACGCATTTCTTTTTCGAACATCGACCTGTCGACAATGTTCTTGACCCGACCAAAGAAGTCGGCGTTGAGACAGAAACCAAGTATCTGCCTGTCAATCGATGTGGGATCGTAAGAAGTCATTTCGTTCTTCCTTTGT